ATAATAAATATTATTTTTTTAATAAAAATCAAGAATAAATTAGTATGTCGGACTCATCGGGTGTTATAATTAAGTGTAAAAATAAAATATTACTTTGTAAAAGAAGTGAAAATAACGATTACTCAGGTTATTGGTCCCCACCTATGGGAGGTGTTGAAGAAAATGAATCTTCGTTAGACGCGGCAAAACGTGAATTTGAAGAGGAGACTAATATTAAAATTTTAGGTGGACTAAAAAAAATAGCTGAGATTAAAGAGAAAAATAAAAAAATATATTTTTATCTAAAAAACACTAATAAAGAAATTAATCCTAACTTGAAAAAGGCTAAAGATGGATTTGAACACAGTGAATGTGGGTATTTTAATAAAGTGGAAATAGAGGGTTTAAAATCAAGTGAAAAATTTAAAAAAGTTTACGAAAAAATTTTAAATTAACGTTTAGTCACATATTTATAATAAAAAATTGTTATGAGAAAAATGAATGAATACCAATTGAATAAATTAGCTATAAGAATTAGCGAATCAATCAATAAAGATAAAAAAGAAGTTAAAGAATACTTAAATCCTGCTCCACTTGAAACTGGAGATGCAATTTTAACAATTATTTTAGGAGCGATAGGATTATTATCAGTTGCAGGTTCACATGTTATTTTACCTTTTGTTAAAAATATGATTAAAAAGTTAAGAGAAATGGGTGCTGATGAAGAGGCTGAAGAGGCGGAAACTAAATTAAGAATGGAAATGAAAAAATCTAAAGGGATGGATAATGATTCTGAAATAGAAGAGACTAATTCAAAACTGAAAGAAGCGTATTTAAGAAGACGTAGAACGAACAGAAGATAATCAATTATAAATTTAAAAAACCTCACAAATTTGTGAGGTTTTTTTTGTCTGAAACATTTATTTATTATATTTGTAAAAAATATAATGATATGAAAGTAAAATTAACCGCCTGTATGTGGGCATTAGCATTGAGTTTATTAGTAATCCTTTTATCTAAGAACGACGCAACTTTTTACTGTGGAATCGTACTATTGGCCTTACAAACTTTACTTTGGGGTAATTTAATGAAACAGTTGAAAGAAGATTAATCAACTGAAATCACATCCAAATCAAATATCAAGGTTTTACCAGCTAATGGGTGGTTTGCATCTAAAGAAGCCATACCTTCATTAATTTCCATTACCTTAACTCTGATTGGACCCATGTCACTTTCACCAACTAGTTCATCACCAACCTTAACATCTGTTGGTAACATATCTAATTTTACATCACTAATAAGTTCTCCACGATAATCTCCGTAGGCGAATTCTGATGGTATAGTAACTGTCTTTTTTTCGCCTTCTGACATATCAATAAGACCATCCTCAAATCCTTTTATTAGTTCTCCATTACCGATTGTAACGGACAAAGGAGTTCTTCCTTCGTTTAATGAGGAGTCAAACACTGTTCCGTCCTCAAGTCGCCCAGTATAGTTAACTGAAACTTTACTTCCTGTTTTAATTTTATTCATAAACAATTATAATATTTTTTTTGTATTAGTTAAAGTAATTTACAAAATTTATTTAAGAAATATATTTTAATATGAAATTTTTTCTAGCGATTATTCTTAGTGTACTTGGACAAGTGTTAGCATTTTATCAATTACAGGGTCATTTAAAATATGAATGGTTAAAAAATAATATATGGGTAGCGGTTTTGATGGGTATACCTATATCAATAATATTCATGACGAGTATAAATTTAATGATAAAACATTTTGATGGTCAACTTTGGCCAAGTAGGATATTTGGATTTACGATTGGGACTATAACTTATGCGTTAATGTCAAAAATTTTATTTGAAGAATCAATTAACACAAAAACTATGGTTTGTTTATTTCTTTCGTTTTTAATAATACTTGTGCAAGTTTTTTGGAAAGATTAATATTTATTTGTTATGAGAAAAATTATTTTAGAAACAGGAATTCGTAATATTAAAGATTTATCTAAGAGATATAAAAAAGCTAAAATATATTTTCATATGGATTTAGATGGGGTTACTACCGCCATCGCAATGAAAGAATATTTGAATAAAAATGGAATTGACGTTGTTGATTCTGAATTAATACAGTATGGGGATAAAGAGTGGTCTATAAAAAAACCTGAAGGTAGTGGTGATATAATGCCAGTTTTGGTTGATTTTGCACACGGTAAACCAATGTTTGTTATTCATACTGACCACCACGATAGACAAGCAGGTGTTGAGAAAGAAACTTCAACTAATTTTAGACCATCAAGGTCAAATGTTGAAACAATATCTCAAATAATATCACCTAAAGAATTATTTGGTAGTGATGATATCTCATTGATATCAACTGTTGACTCCGCTAATTTTGCGGCTAATGACATATCAATAGATGAAGTATTAGCATACGCATTTAAATTAGACAAAAGTGAAAAATTAAGAAAAAATAAATTTTTACTTGGGTTAGTCACTAACAAGTTATTATTAGCATTTAAAAACAAACCCGGATTTTTAGAAAAATTAGTAATGGAGTGTACTCCATCAATACTAAACATTTATTTAAAAATTAGGGAGATAATGAAAAAAGAAGGATTTTCAGATATCCCTGAACTTGAAAAAAATAGAGACGAATACATCAAAAAAATGTCAACCAATAAAGATGTTAAGATTATTGGTAACATAATAAAACAATATGGGGCTGGGTACATGAGACCTAGTGGTTCGTATGATAGATATACCCCGTTTAAAAACAATCCTGACGCTGATTTTTTGGTAATTGCTTGGGGAAATGGATTATTACAAGCTTCTTGTAATCCTTATAAAAAAGAAAGAGAATTAAAGGGTGTTAACTTAGGAGAAATTGCTCAAGAAGTTTTGGGAATGTACGAAAGTGAATTAAAAAATCAAAAGATTCCCCTGTCAACTATAAAATGGATATCTGAAACAAATGCTAAAGATGATTCAGTTGGATTCACATTTAAAGATTTTGCGGCATTGTATGGTGAGAAAATTTTAGACTTTGACAATGGGTTAAAATATATGATGGAAATTAAAAAAATAATGTCAAAATTATTTTCAAAATTAACAGATGAGGAAATGTCATTGTTGGATAAAATTGGTATAAGTGCATGGGATTTTATACAGGCAAATTCAGGTGGACATAAATGTATAACTAATATATCAGGTTTAAATTTCTTAAAAAGAAGTAAAAGACCACCAATTTCAAAATATAGAAGTAATGACTCAAGTGGAGAGACTTATTATGTCTCACTACTTAAAAATATGCAAAATGATTTTGTTGAAATATTACAGGAAAAAATAAATCAATCTAAAGATTGAGGTTGACCTCATATAGTTCTTTAGATACTGAGGATTCGTTGTTTAATCCGTATGAAAAATCAATAGTATTACTGTTTAAATCAAAGTAAAAAGTTCCTTGTGACCCCTCGTTTATTTCCCATCCGCCACCAACTATACTACCTATTTTAGAATATAAAAAATCTTCTAAGCCCGCAGGCCCAAATTAATTTGAGTACTTGAGTAATCTGTCTCGTAGTAGAATAAATTTTGTTCAATGGTAAATTTATCATCTCCAAAATCAAACCCAATTTCTAACGTAGTGTAATGTACGTCCTTAGGAGCGTCATCGTAATCAATTATGTCTATTAAATCATCGTTATCTGCAATTTCTGAAAATAAACTATCTAAATAATTTTTAACATCATTAGGAATTTTAATTCCGTATTGATAATTAGAATAAAATTCAAAGTTAGAATCCCCTTCATAACATGATAATGTTTGAGATATAAATCTTTGGCCATAACTCAAACAAATAAATTTTAATTTTTTTAAAATTTTAATACTTTCTTCGGAATTTAATTTTTCACCTAATAATTCAAAATTCATATAAATAAATATTAGTCTTCTAATTTTATTGTTTTAATCATCCATAATGGCATTTCTTTATTCTCAATTGCCAACACCCATTCCTTGGCTGAAGGTATGTAATTATTACAATCTTCTTTAACATGTTGTTCTCCAACATATCTTGTATATACTACCTTATCGTCACTATTGATGAAGGATAACCCAAATTTCTTTTCCATTTCAAATATTCCTTCACTATGATGCCTAAACATTCTATGTATTGAATGACCATACCATGATTTTGTTTCATCCATCCATTCATGTAGATGAATATAATCTTCCCATTTACCTCCAAATTTTTTGGCTGAACTTTTTGAATGTGCGACTGGGTGTGCCATTAATTCTTAATTGATGTTGTTAAAATTATGTTTCTATCTTTTCCTGTAAACTTCCAAGCCTCTTCAATTAGGACAACTAAACCATCAGGATAAACCTCCATAGACATATCAATATCGGTAGGAATTAAATTTACTGAAATAGACCATCTGTTAACGTTTGAAGATAGAAAACAAGAGTCCACTATTATTTTTGAATCGCTTCCAAATAATAAATTTAAGTCTTCTTTATAAAGGCTGTTAAACATTTTCTCAAAAAAAACTCCTGACATTTAATTAACCCATGAATTTATATTTAAAAAACCAAATTTTCTTAAATGGTAAAAATTAATAATTAAGAGAATAATTGGTGTCCATAATGTAGTACTATCTAAACATACATGATACATAACTATACCAAAGTTAATGGGTAGTAATAAAAATGGTGAAACCCTTAACCCAAACCCACGCATAAATGAATATCCACAATAAATCTGTATTAACGCTATAGAAGGTAATATAAAACCTGAACTTTCCAGACCTAACCAAAATAGGTTAGTATGTTCAGGATGGGCAATTTTGAATATCCCAAAAAATTGGTTTAAACCAGCAATAAAATACACCAGTCCATAAATGAACCTAAAAATTTTACCAAAAGGTATTTCAAAAATAAAGGACTCCTTTAGTCTGTCAAAAAAATCTTCAAAGAATGATAAATTTGTATTCATAATCATTATAAGTATAATAAAGTATAACAATTATTTCAAGTGAAAATTTATCTACCTTGACCTCTATAAGGTTTTTTATAATTTTTTGATTTCTTATTAGGTGATTGTTTTTTTGAATACGCTCCGGTTTTTTTTGTTCCGAAGTTAACTTTACTACCGTTACCGGATTTTGTAACTTTTGCTGCCATAATTTATATTTGCTAATAAGTATTCATAAATTTATTTATTGGACAATATTTATATTTAAAGAATTTATTATAGTAAATTCATAAACTTTAAACCCAAATAAATGGATAGTGATGACTTGGAGACAAATTTTTCGCAAAAACATAGCGACTTTCTGTCTGATGGCTGGAATGTTTTTCAACCCTTTAGGATTCGACGTAATTTTCAAGACAATTTTAGATGCTACGAATTCCTATTGGACTACCACCGCAATTTTTTATGGTATTGCACTATCATTCTTTGGATTGTATTTTTTATTTCGTGAGAAAAAATGAAACTTAACAAAATATTACATGAATCATCATTAAGTAATGATAAAAAAATTGTTTTATCAGAAGGTTTGAACTTTCATATAAAAAATGATATCCCAATTACGGAAAATATATATAGACCAACTTCTAATAAATTTTTAGAATTATTTAATGAAGTTAGAAAATTAAATAAATTAGGAATAATTTACTTAAATGAAAATGAAGAAGAAATTATTAATTCTGAAATTGGAAACCAAGTTTTATTGTCAAATGGTAAAATTGTAAATTTAGATTTACCTACAATTGTTGATAATATAAATGAGGCCGAATATAATGGTAAAAAGGTTGAACTTGGTAAACCTAAAAGAAATTCCGGTGGAGGTAAAAAGTATGTTGTATATGTTAAAAACCCGTCAACAGGTAAAGTAAAGAAAATATCTTTTGGGGACGTTCATGGTGGGTTAACCGCAAAAGTATCTAATCCTGAGGCAAGGAAATCATTCGCCGCAAGACACCAATGTCATAATAAGAAAGATAAGACTAAGGCCGGTTATTGGGCTTGTAGGATTAACCGTTATGGACATTTATGGGGTGGAAAAACATATCCTGGATTTTGGTAATTGTATCACATGAGTTTGAAAAAATTAAATGAAAACACTTTACCATTTAATGAAAAAATATTAAATGGTGAAAAAATACGATTATTTAATGAAGATGTTGATTCTGGTGAGTTAATGTGGCATAGAGACCGAGAAGATAGGATTGTTGAAATCATTGACGGTAAGAACTGGATGATACAAATGGATGATGAAATTCCGGTAGTTATGGAAATAGGTAAAAAGTATTTTATCCCAAAGGGGGTCTACCACAGAACAATTAAAGGTGAGGGAAATTTGTTAATTAAAATAACTGAAAATTAATTATTTCTAAACTTATTAACAATTCTTGTTAAGAATTTTTTTATCATTATTCCAGCAGAAATACTTGTAAAATACATAGCAATTCTTTTAACTATCTCTTCAGACCCTACAGAAAACGCATCCATATTTGAAGATAAGTTATAGATTATTGGTAAAATAGGTATAACAAAAGTGAACCCGATAATTTTTGCAATATTATCTATATAAATTCCAATCCCATTTAAAAAAGACAAAAAGTTATCTTTTATTTTTTCTGCCTTAGGAAGTACATCTAAAAAAGATTCGTATAAACCTTTATCAACTAACTTATTTTTAATTTCATTAAAATTACGTTTGTTTTGATATAGTACAGAAAACAAAAGTCCACTTAAAATTAAAAATCTATCTGAATCAGAAAATTGAGGATAATTACCCTGAATAACATCGTTTAGGGGGCACATAAATCCTCCAATTGACGCACTCCATGATAGTAATATATCTAAATCAATATTTGTTTGTTTTGAAATTTCTGAAAGTATTGAATCCCCCAGTTTTTTTGACTCCTGACTTATTCTTTCAATATCGTCAGATGCCGACTCAAATATAAGTTTTTTCCTTTGGGATTCGTTAATATATATTTTCATAACTATTTATATAAATATAAGTATATTTTTA